CTTGCTTGTCGCGCAGCATCTGGACTTGTTCGTCGGTGTAGGCGGTGCCATGAGAAAACGCCGCGGCCAGGCCTTGCAGGCTGATGGCGGCCATTGCCTTCAGCCATTCGTAGGATTTCGCCATGTAGCCTTCGAAGGCTTTGGCTTGCTCCGCCATCTGGTTGAGCGGCGGCGCCGAACCGGCGGCCGCCGCCTGCATGTCGCTAAATGATTTCCCGGCCTTGTCCAGCGACAGCGACATGGCTTCGGTTTGGCCAGCCAGCTTGCCGACTTCGATTTTCTCGACGCCTTTTTGCGTGTTGGCAATCAGGTCGGCGACAATCTGCCAGGTTTGCTGCAGCGTCAGGGTTTCACGGTTGACGCCCTTCAATGCCTCCGGATTGGCATCGAATAATCTCGACAGCGAATTCCGATCGCCGCGCTGCATTTCCGCCAGCAGTTCGGCCAGGCGCCGCAGGCTTGTGGTTGCGTCATCGACAGAGGCCCCGCCCTTTTTGGCGGCTTCCTGAAATCCCCATACATCCTGCATCGACAGGTCGAGGACCCGCGCCTGCTTTTGCAGGTCGATGAACCGAGCGTAAAATTCCGTCAGCGCCTTGGTGGCACCCTCGATGCCCTTGGTCACCAAGTTCGAAAACAGATTTCCCAGGAACGACGCGTTCACCTGGGGATTCATCTTTGAAAACTTGTCCTCGATATCCTTGGTCGCCTTGTCGGCCATGATGCCGGCGTCGCGCATGTCCTTTTCAAACTTGGTCAGTTGCGCCGACAGCGCGACGACAAGGCTTGCAGTGTTGTCGGCCATACCTACTCCGCGGAATATTGCTTGATGGTCTTGGTAATCTTGCGCCGCATTGCGCTGCGCATGGTCTTGCGCATCAGCCGGAACGTCGGGAAAAAGAACGGTTGCGCCGACACCTTGACGGTGCCGAATTCGACCGCGCGCGCGTAATCGTAAGGCTTGCCGCCGGCGCTGCGCGTGGTACCGGCGCCGCCGGCCATCACCCGCACGATGGTCGGCACCCTGCCCGGCGCCTTGCGGATCGACTCGGCGAGGTGCGAGGTCGGTCCGTGAACGACGACGGATTTCATGCTCGCGACCAGGCCGTCGGCCTGCGCGTTGAGCTCGGCCACGGCGTCGAGATAGACTTGTCGCTGCATGTTGATCGTCAGCTTGCGAAACGCCTCGACGCTTTTATTGACCATCCCGCGCTTCCGCTTCCGCCGAGGCTTCGATCATGGCGTCGAATTCGGCATCGCTCGGCGCCTCCGGTTTCGGCTCGGCGCCGTGAACCTTATTCCATCCGTCGACGCAGGCGGCGAATTGCCAGAACGAACAGGCGTCGACGTCGGCCGGCTTCAGTCCTATTGCAGCACCGAGGCCGTAGAATTCAGAGCACCGGATTGGTCCCCCGACGCCGTCGTATCCGGTGCCGGCGGCGTCGGTTCTTTTCCCACCTGGTCGTCCGGCGGCCCGAACATGGCGTATTGCAGCACGCTGCGCGCGGCCGGCATCACCTGGAAATACGGCCGGCCCTCGACATAACGTTTGACCAGCACCAGCGCGCGGTCGGTTTTCATGCCGCCGCCGATCAGGCCGAGCCGCAGCACCTCGCGCAGATCGTGCGGCCAGGCGTTGCCGTCGAGCAGGCAGCGCAACAGCCCCATTGGCCCGATCGGCGGTTCGCCGATTTCCAACCGCGGCTTGTTGACGCTTTCCTGCAACTCGCGCCATTGGCCGAACGCAATTCGGAACGTGTATTCACCATCGCCGAATTGCAGCGTGATGCTGCCATCCTCCTGGCTCACGATGTTGCCCTCGCAATAATCATGGAATGACCACCGGCACCACGGCGCCGTCGGACACGATCGCCACCGTCATCTGCACCTTGTTGCCGCGCTCGGCGGTGATGGCAAACTCCTGCAGTTTCGACGGCATGGTCCAGGCATAGGCCACCGGGTTGCCGAGCTCGATCCGCACGTTGCGGGTCTCGCCGGCGTTCCACCAATCTTCCCAGACGTCAAAGGATTCGGTCGCGACCACGCCGGTGCCGGCGATCGCACCCTGGTAGCTGACCACGTCGCGGCCGAGCCATGACGGCGCGTCGGGATCGTCGCAGTCGGGAATATTGGTGTCGTTGAGGTTCGCCGTCCGCGTCAGCCCCTTGGAGGTCAGGCCACACGGATCGGTAAACACTTCCGGCGATGCGCCGTCGCCGATCTTGACCAAAAATTGCGAAAACGGATAGGTGGTCGCTTGGGCCATTGTTGTCTCTCCTTAAAGTTAGTCGGTGATGGCGTGCACGGTGATCACGGCATGCGCGGTGATGCCGTCAGGGTCGCGCATGTATTGGGTTTGCTCGACGGTGAGCTCGACCAGGCGCGGCGGCGTATCGATCGTGATCGCGGCGAGGTCGAGTGATTTGGCAACCGCGGTGCCGAGTTGCTTTACCTGCACGGTGTCCGGCCCCGCGGCCCAGCCATCCAGCGTGATGAAGGCTTCACCGCCGTCGAGGCAATCGCCGTGTTCGGGCAGCAATTGAAACGCCCCGAACGAAATGTACGGTTTGGCGGCGCCGCCCGGCACCGCGTCATAGATGCGGCCGGCAATGATGGCGTTGACGTTCGTGTCGGCTTTCAGCCAGGCCACGATCGCTTTCTGCAGTTGCAGCGACGGATCGGCGTAACTCACGATCTAGCACCCGCGGCAGATCGATCGCGGCGGCGGCTCGGCCGGCGGCAATGGGTCAAGTTGCGATTCCTTCGGGTTATCGGTAGTGCCAAAAGGTCGGCAGTCCGGCGCCACCTCCGAGCACGCCTGCCAGCCACACCACGATCGCGATCAGGCAAATCAGCCCGACAATGATCTTCGCAAACTTCAAGACGTTGGCGTCAATGGCGATCGAGAACCAGTCGCGCACCACCCACAGGATGACGTAGGCGACGAACAGAATGATCGCGATATAGAGCACCAGGTTAAGGAAACTGATCAGGATTCCCATGTTGGTCCCTCCCTCACACCGCGACGCCGGTTTCGGCAATCATCTCGATCCATAGGCCGTGCTGGCTATCGCCGATAAACGGATCGATCGCGGTGCGGATATTGAATTCGGTCCCGCTCTCGAGCTCGGTCGCTTTCCAATCGGTGGTGATCAGCCGCGTGTCGGCCGATCGGCGCACCGTCAGGATCACCGGCTGCCGGCCGACCAGGCGCGCGGCGTCGACCGCCTCACCGCCGACTTTGGCGGTGATGTTCGCGCTCACCGTGAATTTGTCCGACCACCCGGTCGACGGGTTGCCGTATTCGTCCTCGGTGGTGTCGCGCGCGGCAAAGGTCATGCGATAGCGCAGGCTGCCGGCGCCATATTCCGGTGCCGGCATGTCAGAGCGTCACCCCTGGCGCCTGGATATCGACCGCCAGTACCGAGGTCGATTTGGCGAGCCCGATCAGGCACACGGTCATGCCGGTGACGACGTCGGCGCGCGGGCAGATGGCGCCGGTGGCCGCGGCCGACAGGAAATAATCGGTGCCGGCGGTCAGCACCGTGCCGAGCGTGATGTCGCCCGAGGTCACCAGGTCAACAGGCTGGTTGATCGCGGCATTGTTGAGCGCGATGCCGTCGGGCTTGCGCGCGTGGGTGTCGACCGCGTTGTTGTCGCACACCAGATATTTCGAGGTCGCAGGGTCTTTATAGATCAGTTGTCCGGCGTTGATGGCGGCGCCGGCGGTGCCGGCCGCGCGTTGGGCATTGGCACCGGCTTGCACGCTGGCAGGCGTGATGTTGAGGTCGGTCATCGTTGCAATCTCCATTTACGAGGGCGAAAAGCGTCGCTGGCGTCGACCAGGTCGCGGCGTTGATAGTCGCCGGCCGCATCCTGGGGGGAAACGATGCGGCCGGCACCCTTGCGCTCGATTTCCCGTGCGGCGAGCTCGAGCACGCGGGCATAGGTGATGCCGCCCGCAAACCGGATGGTCCGGCGCGGGTGCGGGCGGTAGTCGAAATCGGAAAACAGCTCGACGGTTTTCATTTGTCGGCCTCCGTTGCCGGATCGAACGTGATCCAGCGATCGTCCGGGTTGTCGGTGTCCGGAATCGTGATGATGTTCATCGCGGTCGCAAAACCAATATCGGCGAGCAGATCCTCGAGCACGCTGCCGACGTCGTCGCCGTCCTCG